TTGCCCCACCTGTTCGCCAAATAATCGATGGGCCGACACCCCTGGCAGTGGTTAGCTCAACGCAGGCTGGCCACGGTAAGGGACTTCTTGCCGATGGAACAGCTTTGATAACAACGGGACGACCAGCGAGCATGTTTGGGGCTCCTGAGAGGAATCGTGATGAGGACTGGGACAAACTGATTGCGTCTGTGCTGCGTAAGGGTGGCGGTTATGGAATATTTTGTTTCGATAATGTTGAAGGCCGCTTGCAGTCAGCCTCTCTGGCGAGGGCTATAACCGCGCACACTTATGGCTCGCGGTTGCTCTCGACGAACAAAACAATTGAAGTGCCCGTGATGGTTACATGGATTGCAAACGGCAACAATATCTTTTTAGGTGGAGACCTCCATAGGAGGTCGTATTGGATCTGCCTGGATGCCAAGATGGCAAAGCCGTTTTTACGTCAACAATTTAAGCACAGAGATCTAATCGGATGGATATCTCAGCATCGGGGCGAACTTATTGCTGCGCTTCTCACTATGGTGCGGGCGTGGTTCGTTGCCGGTAAACCTCCAAGTAAAAATCTTCCACCCTTCGGTGGTTTTGAGAAATGGGCAAACACCGTCGGAGGCATACTTGAATATGCGGGCGTTAAAGGTTTTCTCGGCAACCTAATAAAGATGTTTGACCGTACGGATGAGGAATCTCAGCAATGGGAAGCCTTCTTGTCAGAATGGCTGGACCACTTTGCCAGTGATGATGAAATCTTTTCACGAGATTCAGAGAAATGCTCCCGCCCCGTTACGGTGAAAGCCCTTGTTGAAGATTTAAGGAATAGAGATTGTATTTTGGGAGAGCTGTTGCCTGAGATATTGCTAGATAAGTTTGAAGAAGGTGGCCCTGGATTTGCCCGCAAACTTGGCATTGTCCTTCGTAAAAAGGAAAAAGCACGTTTTGGCGACCGTGAACTGTACTTAGAAAGTATTCCAACGATGGACAGTAGGTCCGGAGCGTACGGTTGGTGTGTTTATGAGGGCAGCCACAGCGAAAAAAAAGTGAAAAATGGCCAAAAACAGTGAATTTCGCATAAGTTCAAACCATCTTATGCGAGATTATTGCAATGGATATCAAGCAGTTAAGCGCAAACCGCATAAGAGCATAAGATTTCTATACGTGTTCCTATATAGGAAAATTATATTTACACTTCTGTTTGTTCCATATAGGGGGCGTATAGAGAGCTTATGCAACTTATGCAAAACCGACCTAAGTATGTGAAAACATAGGTATAAACATGAAAACCATCTTATGCGGCGTATATGCGAAAAATCGACCTAAGTATTTAACATCGTTAACAATAAGCAAATTATGACATCACCACCGGGCGAGAGAAACAATGGCTAAGGCACCACAGATTGTGAAGGTTGAAAGCATCAGACCCCGCCTTGTGGGGGTCGATGATGCGGCGCGATACCTTGGTCTAGCACCCAAGACGTTAAGGAACAGGACAGGACCAAGGGCAACAGATCCCCTTCCAGTTCCGATCAAGCGGATAGGAAAAAAGGTACTTTTTGATGTCAAAGACCTCGACCACTATGTGGATTCACTTTAAACCCGCTGGATTATATATCCAGTGCTATAGAGAAATATTATGCGATATCAATATGTTAACGATTCCAGGTCAACGCTTGGTCAAGAAATGCGACACACAAAAAACTTTAGTTTTTAAGGAGCGAAGCATGGAAAACAATATCCAAGACGCTGAAAGCGTCGCTCAGAGTTGCCTTGAGGTGTACGACCACATCAAAACGATACGGACTCGCCTCGGAAGGGAGGAAACTCGTAAGGAACAACGCCTCAAAGAGCTGAAAGCGGAGTTTCCCTCGCTTTTGATCAGAGCAGAATTGGGCGAGAATTCAAATGGCGCGGTTGTAAATGCAAAGGCAGAAATAGTCGACCTTGAACATTTTCTGGAAGATCTACCTCTCAAGTTGCAAGGCCTAGAACAACGTGATCGGGAGAATGATCGAAAGCTAGCCGAGGCCTTGAAGGTTTTACGATTCCATCGGGCACGAGAGCAGTATCAAGAGAAGCTGGCCGAGATTCAGGTGAATTACACTAAGAAGCTGGAGTCGGATCTACGCCACCTTGCCCATGAGCTAAATTTAGTGTCCGAAACAGAGCCAGTTCTCAGAGAAGCCAATGCTCAGAGAAGCCAGTAATCAGTGGAAGCGCCGGCCGCTAAGTGAACACTGAGGTGATGGGGCAAGGGGCACCACAAGGGAAAGAGTTGACAAAAACTTGAGCAACCCGACCGGGACTTGACCAGATGTCCAAACCAAGAATAGACATTCGTAAGCTAGATCAGATGCTTAGGGCTGGTAAAACTCAACGTGAGATTGCTCAAGTATTCGGCGTGACCGAGTCCGCTGTAAGCAAGGCCAAGAAGAAAATGAAGAACTCGTTCATCCGCGTTGTGGCTCTGGAGAAGGCAAACCAGGTCCACGAGTCTCACATAGACGTGGAAAACGAATTAAGGAGGATCAATAGAGCAATTAGTGAAGAACTCAACCGGGCCAAAGACGCAGTGACCGAAGCAGAGGGCAGGGATAGATTAGCTATCCAGGAAATCATCATTAAACTGGCTGCGGAGATCCGACGGCAGCTGGAGGCGCAAGGGAAACTTTTTGAGACGTGGCGAGACACAAAGATCAATGCCGAGTTTCAGGCTGAGGTGTTTAGAATTTTAGACGAAATGCAACCAGGAGCAAGGAATGAGGCCATCCGCCGGCTTAAACACGCAGGCGCTTTACGAGGGGCTATTACAATCGCTTGATCTGCGGTTCAGAGCAGAGCGCGAGACGCCTCCAACTTTGACGGAGTGGGCAGCCAACACGCCTATTATTCTTGATGGAAAGCCATTCTCCTTTGAGAAACACGAGTATCTTTCGCTTCCCTACCTGGACAATCATCCACATCAGGTGGAGTTGAAAGCCACGCAGATGGGTTGCACCACCCGGGCAATGCTAAGGGCCCTCTATGGTGCTAGGTATAGAGGTTACAAGGGCATTCTGTACCTGTTCCCTTCTCGATCGGACGTTCTGGATTTCTCCCGCGGGCGCGTGGCTCCTTTGATCGATGAGAATCCTGACATCGGTAAATGGTTAAGAGACGCGGATTCGGCCGGCTTAAAGCAGGTCTGGAATGCCTTTCTCTATCTTCGCGGCATGCAATCCCGAGTTGGGCTGAAATCCGTTCCGGCTGATTTCGTCATTTTTGACGAACTGGACGAAGCTCCCCAGAATGCCATCGATATGGCAATGGAGCGCATGGCGCATAGTGAATTCAAGGAGGTATTGAAGCTCTCAAACCCCACACTTCCGGACTACGGGATTGACAAGGCCTTCCAGGAAACCGACCAACGGTATTGGCTCTTGAAATGCACCAAGTGCGGCCATTATACGTGCCTGGAGGACACTTTCCCTGATTGTCTGATAGAAATCAAGGACCGGGTAATTCGTGCTTGTGAGCGGTGTAAATCGGAGCTGGATCCGGCGATTGGCGAGTGGGTAGCGAAGCGGCCCTCCATCACTGACAAACGAGGCTACCACTATTCCCAGCTTTTCAGCCAGTACGTGGATCCCGCCGAGATCCTGCACCAATACCGCACAACCAACAACCTCCAGGACTTCTGGAATCTCAAGATAGGCAACGCCTATGTTGAGGCCGAAAATAGATTGAGCGTGGAGGAAGTGCTGGCCCTCTGTTCCAACTACGGAATTGCCAGCTCTGATCCTGGGCCCTGCTACCTGGGTGTCGATCAGGGAAAGGACTTGCACGTTGTCATAGGCAAGCGTAATCCGGGCAAAGACGGGCAAATTATTCACCTGGGGGTATATCGTGATTGGTCTGAGTTGGACCGGTTGATGAAAAGCTTCAACATCTCCCGGGCTGTGGTGGATGCTCTCCCGGAGACGCGAAATGCGCGGGCCTTCGCTGAGAGGCACAAAGGCCGGGTGTTCTTATGCTTCTACCAGGAGCAC